ACTGTTTCTAGTGGCGTTAATAAACGCACCTTTAAAACGATGACTTCTAACGCTAATTCCAGCTTTCGTTTGACGCATAGCACCGAGGGTGTGCGCATGCATATCGTTTAAGCCAATCCACAATGAGACCTTTCCGTCTTTTGACTTTTTAGTATTGATAAATAAACGACTTTTAATTGATTTCAGCGCCACATCTAGCTTACTTGATAGCATTTTTGCTGACTGAGAACTCAACCACCTGGTCGTTTTCTTTAGCGCTCTATCAATGGCTTTATCTATCTTTTTCTCATTGATTGGATTGGTCAGGAACTCATCAACAGCTGACTCGTCTATGTTCAAACGGTAATCAACATTTATCATTTAAAAACCGTAATCATCATTCACCATCTCCGTCGATTTGAATGATGTTAAAATTAATCGAGTACACGTTTCATCAGGATAGATAACGTCCGAAACTTGTTTAATACCTAATTCCGTTGTCACTGTTGCATCGATAAATCGTGTTTTATCAAGCTTTTCATTGAGTACATCTAACACGCCATTTTTATAATTTTTGAATAGCTGATCACCTGCAGGTGATTTTTCGATAACTTGCACTGAATGAATAGCCTGTAGGGGCTGAGTGGAGTTATCTTTGAGCGTTAACTCATATTCACTTGCCATAACATTGGTGAGTGCTGAATCAGCCTTTTGCAACGCTCTGTCAAATAGTGAATCAAAGTCCATAACTCCACCTTTTTTTTAAACTTCTACAGCCACGCCTGCACGAATAGCAGCTTCGGCTTCTTTAATCGGAATGTCGTCTGTCTCACCTTTGACAAGACGTTCTGATGCGCCATCAAAATTAGTGTATTCAAACGTCAATAATGCACGTAAAAAGACTGATTGTTCGTTCTCACTCGACGGTGCTAACTCATCAAGTTGCGACTCTGATTCATCTAACAAATCATCGGTTTCAGTGTTGTCAGAACCTTCGTTTTGCGCATCTAACAAACCATCGGTTTCAGTGTTATCAGCGGTTTTATCTGATAATTTAGACTCTAATGACTCTAGAATAGTCTCAAGATCTTTCACCGTGGTTTTGTCTGTGAATTGAGGTACCTCAACATTCAGCTCTTTTGCTGCTTGTTCAATTGCGGTTTTCAAGTTTTGCTTTTGTGACATAACTTTTCCTTTTGAGATCAAAAAAGCGGAGAAACCTCCGCTTTTATTTGTTGTGGTTTTTGATTAAATGTTGATTAATCAGGCTTTAGCTTGATAACTACAAATGAGTTTGGCTCAGCTGAGTATGGTGCTGGCGCTGCTTCTAATTTCGTGAACTCAACTTCTGGATCTTTACCTTCTGTCCAGTGTTTCGCGTAACGCTCTGCTTTAGCCATGCCTTCGCGAACAGCTTGTAAATCTTGAATACCGCCATACAAACGCAAACCACGTGAACTAACATTACCTAAAATAAGGATGTTATCTGGCAAATGCTTTTTGGTTGTACCGTCACGATCAGTGTACTCTTCATCGACAACAACGATTGCCAAATCGCCAAGCATGCCCTTGTAGCTCACTGTTTTGTTCAAGTCTTTAACAGCCGTTTCAAGCTCTGAATTTGAACCACGACGTGTCTCAAGAGCTTTTTCAACTGATTTAAACTTACGGAATAGCGACCAGCCTTTTTTATCTAAAATGGCAATGTTAATTGTGCCATCTGCAAAGCCAGCCCAATCTTCGATTTTTTCAACAACATCATAAGTGGATTTGTCAACCACATCCCACGCTTCACCACCAATCAAATTAATGTTGTTTTCAGCACGACGGCCAGCATTAATTTCATACGGTGTTTCAATGTTTGGACCATCAACTAAATAGCGTCCATTAAGCACCATTTGAACAGCCATCCATTCTTCACGGTCTTGAATTGCCTGCTCTTCATTTGACATGTTTTGCATAATGATAGCGCTGTGGCGGTCTTTCGGATCTTTCTTCGCATCAGGTCGCTCACCTGCAAGACGAGCAACACTTTGCGTCGCATCAACAGCATGTTTTGATTTAACGTAACCCGGCTCAAACGTCTTAGTTGAGAAACCTTGATTGCGGTCGATTACGCCAGCAATCTGAGGTGAACAAAATGGTGCAATTGGTATTTTGTTCGGGATCATGTCTAAATCGACTTTTTTCTCTGCAAACGTATGTACTTCTGTAAAGAACATACGTAAGAAAAAGTTGTCACGGCGAATACCAGCTTCATAAAGTGCTGATAGTAAATGTGAGGGGGTAAAATGTTCCATTTTTTCTCTCTTAAAGTTCGTTTTCTACTGCTAATCCAGTACCTAAAAAGGCCGAGCGTCTTTCCGCTTCCGTGTCCGCATTCGCTGGCCACTGAACTACATCAATTCGGAAACAACCAGCGTCGTACACTGACTGTAATGTGTTAACTGATAAAGCATCAGCTGAGCAGGCACTTAGTGCAACAGGCTGTTTAGCCAAATCACCGTCCCACTTAACTAATACCGATTTATCAGCCGCATCACGCATCAAAGGTGTTAACCGCGTGAAAGTCTCGCCAGATTTGATAACAGCGCGAACTGTACGAATCTGGCCTGAACCTGCCACTTCATCTCGTGGCGTATAAACTTGATCTGCCATGCTTATTCCTTATCGTTTTGGTGCATTTCTAACTAACAAACTGACTTTTGCTTCATCGTCAGATTCTTCTTCGCTTACTGAAGATTCAAGCGGTTTTCCATGCTCATCAGCTAGTGTTTCAGCCGTTGCTTTTGCGCCAACCTGCTCAATCGGGGCAACAGCTAATAACTCTTTTGCTTGCTCAACTGACATTGACGGCATATTCGCTAATTTATGAGCAAGCGCCGAGCGACCTTCTGCCTCATCAAGCGCTAAAATACCCATGACACGAGCACGTTCAGTATCAGCAGCTTCTTTCATTACACCTTCATCAGCTGATGCTGTTGGTTTCGTTTCAGGCTCACCTGAAGTTGTATCGTTTTGACTGTCTACGTTGTTTTCTTCTGCCTGTTCAGCCTTTTTAGCTGCTGAAGCTGTTTTTTTCTTATCTTGGTCTGACATTGTGATTGTTACCTGTGTTTTTTTAGAGTTAATGTGGTCAGCCATCATGCTAATTGCATCATTGTTATTAACCACTTCATCAGCGAGACCAGCTTCAACCGCTTCCTCACCTGTGTAAACCTGCGCCTCGGTATCAAGTAACACTTGTGACTCAATACCCATATATGAAGCAGCTTTGGTTGCAAACTTTAATCGTAAATCTTCGGCCTCTACTTCCCATTTTTCACGCACTGATTGAGGTAGTTTTTCATAAGGGTTACCATCCACTTTATGACTACCAGCATGAACAAGAGTGATTTCAACACCAGACATTTCTGCTTGTTTAGATATGTTGGCATGAGCCATTAGCACACCTATTGAGCCTGCAACACCTGTTTGCGTAATTAGACGTCGAGAACACGCAGAAGCGAGCATTTGACCTGCGCTGCAATTCATATCATTTGCAATGGCCCAAATAGGCTTTTCATTTCGTAATTTTGCAATTCGGTCAGCAGCATCAAAACAACCAGACACCATGCCACCAGGTGTGTCGTTATCCATGAGAACACCTTTGACATCTTCGTTTTTAATTGCGTGTTCTAACTGATATAAAATGCCGTCATAACCAATCATGCCGCTGTACGGATTAATTGAGCCGAGCTTGTGCGTTAGTGAGCCTTGAATATCTAAAACAGCAATACCATTTACAATCCGGTAAGGCTGCCAATTCATATTTGGCTTAGCTCCAGTTAATGAAGCCTCGCTTTTTGGTGTGTATGAATCAGCCACTTTTGAAAAATTATCACTTGTAATAACCTCGCCAGTTGTACCGTCAATAATTCTGTTAATACCAAATCGCGGAGCTATAGCAGAAAAGAAAATTCGTGCATAACCCGGCTCCACCGCTAATGCAGTATTAAGCGCTTTGTTTTGTAAATGTATTAAATTGCTCACTTACTGTTCCTGTGCTTGTGCTTGTGCGGCTTCATTGCCTGCAATTAAGGCGTACCGTGGGACTGGTAAGCCTTTTTCTTTTCTGAGACTGATTTCTTTGACTTGCTGTGCAAGCAACTCTTGGTAATCTTTACCAAGTTTTGCGGCCTCTTCTTCATATGTTGATAAGCCAAGCTCAATCAACATTGCGGACTCTTTGACTTCTTTCAAACCGTCAATCGCTAAACGACCTGCGCCAATCCAATCACACTTAGTCCAAGCATGACGGCGTTGTTCGAATGAATAACGCGCACCGCGAGGTAATGTGATTTCTTTATTCATCAGCAATTCTTCAAAAACGAGTGCGAAAATTATTGACGCATAACGATTAGCAATAATCTTTCTGCGGCCCATAAAATATCGCCAGCTGTCATTCATTGATGCACGTATTGTTGAATAACTCATTTGTGAGTAATTACGAGATAACGTGGCGTAGTCTGTGCTCGTACCTTGCGCAATACCACGCATGATTGAAGCTTCTAACGAAGTAAAACCATTGTCAGCATTGCCGGGTGAGTTGATATTTAACTTATCACCGGGGAATAAATGCGGCACTTTAACACCATTAAATTTGATGTTATTACTACTGTAGAAGTCACCGTATGAGGTTAAAAGTGTCTCAAGCGGAGTATTGTTACCTCGGCCTGATTGTGCGCCTAGTAGAAATTCCATTGCTTGATCTGAACCAAGCTCCGATTCAATACTAGCTGCATACATTGCGTTCATGACAGCACGTTGCAGCGTTGTGTTTTGTAATGTGTCTAACATTTTTATTTGCTGCAAACAGCTTAAAAATGTATTTACACCGCGCGTTTGCGAGGCTTCTTTTGGCTCGAAAACATGAATAAAACCTGTGCGGCCACTCCGATTAACTTTATTAACAGAGCGCCATGTTTTACCAACACCGAAACGGTTACCACCTTGTTCAATGTGATATTTAACCGC